TAGATCTTGCTAATGCCTTTGTATATCTAGACGCAAGTCTGTCATACAAGTTATCCTCAATCGCTTCTTCAGTGATTGCGAATCCAAGTGCTATGGTTTCGTGATTATAACGAGAAGTGAAAGTCTCTTGTGCATCATCAAATGATATACCTTGACCTTCTGCTTTGACTTGTGCGTTTGCAAATCCAGAAAGCATTACTTCTTCTTCGAATGCTCTGTCTGAATTCTCAACATCGTAAATCTCTGCGTGTTGATTCTCGTATCTTTTGTATTCCAGGCCGAATAAAGCATTTAAACCTGGCTCTAGTTCTTTGACTAGCTGTGAACGTGATATGGCCATTGTCTATCCTCCTTATATGCCTGTTGCCAAAGATCCAACTAGATACTGGTGTAAGTTAACTTTTACGATAACTGAACAGTTCGCAGCTGTTTGATCTTCGTTTTCTGGATCTTCAGCGATTCTAACAATTCTTAATTGCTTCGCAGTTAAAGCTGCTGTTGCAATACTGATTTGTACGCTTGATAATCCTGTTGATGTACTACCTGCAGCAGCAGTTGTTGCATAAGTTTGTCCAATTTTGGATTGTCTTAAAGCAACTGTACCGCCTAGTGTAGCGTCCGTTGCAACGATGTATTCTTGAAAAGGGTCATCGTTGACAAATGCCGTCACGTCTTCACTATTCGCAGGTGTTGTTCCTGTTGGAAAGAAATTACTAAAAGTTGGTTTCTTTGATGTAGCATCTGTGTATGTTACACCATTTAAAGTTCCAACCATAGCAGTTCCAGCAGCAGCAGTAGTTATATAACCACCAGTTGCAGCATGGATATTTACTTTTACAGGTTCACCTTGAAATATATTAGCACCATGACCAGCATCTATTTGGTATTTAGATTGACCTTGAATAGCAGGTGTGTTTCCTACTCTCATTGCCATCTTTAGACCAAACCCTTGACTGTTTTTGTTTGCCATTTTTTTTCCTTATATATTTTTCGTTGGATAGGAATTGCTAAAATTAGCTTTTCTTTGTACCACCGAAGGTTACACGTGTCTGCCTATCTTGATTAATAGGCATACTTGGGTGCTGTTCCTTCATAAGATCGTTGTTTACTGCTTCATCTTTTTCACGTGCCATACGAGCATAATACTCGTCACGTTGTTTTGCGATCTCTTCCGATATCCTTGCCAGCACAAGGCCTCCGCTCCCGATCATACCTGCGTATTTTCCTTCAGTATAGCTGTTAAAATGTTGTCCTGGATAAGCGTCCGCTCTAACCAGTGACCAACCAGCTCTTAATTTATTGGTTATATTGTTTGAGTTGTCTTGACCTCTGACTTCAGTTGCCAACCATCTCTGTCTATAACCGTCTGGCGCAGGTGGTGCTTCCAGAGCATTGGGTGGAGTCCAAACTTTTGGTTTTTCTTCCGCTTGCCTACTTTGGCTTGCGCGAGAGGTTTTTATTGTTTCATCTGTCATATGCTTTTGCCCTCCTTCGCGTATTTTTCTCTTGCATAATCTTCTAGTGACACACCTATTCTTTTAGCAATTGCTACTTCTGTGGGTGTGAGTGACACAGTTTTGTTGCGTCCTGTTGCAGCTGGACGTTTAGCTGAAGCTACAGTTTGAGCAGGTCTTGCTTTTTCTGTAGTAGTATTCTCGACCTTATCAAATTTAGATGGGAATTCAACCCTTAATCTGCGATCTAATTCGTTAAAATATTCGTCAGATGAGCCATCATACCCTTCACTCATAAGATCGTCGTGAATGTCATAAGCAGTTGCCGTCATACCTTTTACCTTACCAAACCAAGATTTATTGTTATCTATCCAATCTTGAGTTTTCTCATCAATAGGTGGTCTTTGTTGTGGCACTGGTTGTTGTTGAATGTTTTCTGTCTCTTGCTTCTCTGGTTGAGATGCTTTCAAATCAGCTAGTCTAGCTTCTTCATAGCCTAATCGTGAGATTTCTTTTTGTGCTTCTACTTCAGCTTTTAAATCTCCATCCTCTCTAGCCTTTGCTAATTTAGCTTGAGACGCTTGTAAGCCAGATTGTATTCTGCTTTCAACTTCAGAAACATAGTTGGTATCTAATTTTTCTAGTCTACCTTTTAATCTGTCTCTTTCTTCCATTATAATTCTAACGTATGAAGAGACTTCATCTCTTTGTCTTTCAGCTTCTCTTCTTTTAGCGACTTCTTTTCCTATTCTTCGCTTTACATTAAAACCATACTTTTTAATTTCTTCTTCTGAAAATCTTTTTTCTTTTTGTTCTGTTGTTTCTTCTACCGCTTCTTCTTGAACATTAGGCTGCTCATCAGATTTCGTAGATGTATCATCGGTGCTAGCACCGTCTTCAACTTTTGTTTCAATTTGATCTTCATTTGTTTTTTCCGTTTGTTGTTCATTTTCATTTTTAGATTCTTCGACAGGTAATTCAATCTCTGCGCCTGGGCCCGAAGTATCTATATCAACTGTCTTTTCTTGTTCTACCATTTTTCCTCCTTAAATATAATGCAATACAGATTCGGGGTCAGAAATAGTTCCTAACACTTCATCGTCATTTAGTAGTCTAACTTCACCACCTTCTATAGGTAATCTAGAGCCTGCATATCTAGCAAAGATTACCCAATCACCTTCTTTACACCACTCACCTGTTGGAAATTTTTCTGGATCATTGTAACAAAGAGGCCCTAATTTAATTACATAACCGCAGTTAGTTGCAGTTCTTAATTTTTCTAAGGATTCTTGTGCAATGATAATACCACCTTTTGTTTTTTCTTTTGGTGTAAAAGGTAATACTAATATTCTCCAACCAGATGGTTGAGGTAATTTTGAAACTAAATCTTTTATATTATCTGGATTTAATGGTTCTTTTTCTTGTTTATCTTTGTATGCTTCTTTAACTTCTTCTGCCCATTTTTCTTCTAAAGCTAGTTTAGTCTTGGGGACTTTCTTTTCCGAGTTCGATAATGTTGTCATCTTTTGTTTTTTGCTCCTTTGGTTCTAGCAGGTTAGAGATTTCCTGTAATATCATTTGGTAGGCATGTGCCTGTCCTAACATATACTTGTATTTTTCCATGTTGTCAACACCACCAGCCACCATCGCATCAGCAACATTGTTATGATTTGTTTTTAAAAATTTTTGTACTTTTTGTATTAGTTCTATATCATTCATGCTTTTCTAGTTTTCCTTATTGATTCTTTACCTTTCTTAAAAATAGCAGCGACTTGTGTTTTACCCATAACTTTGGCACGCTGTTCTCCAACAGTTAAAATTTGGATTTTTCTTGCAAACGGTTTAGATATCTTCTTAACTTTTGCAACAGTCTTACGAGCATCAGTAGGAGTCGCAAACTTAATTCTAACAGTATCTTTAGGATTCTCATCTGTGTAGAGCCTCCTACCAGAGCCTTTAGGCTTTTTTCCCGTTCCCGTTTTTGGATCTGCCACCTAGGACTCCTTTCAATAATTTAGCTTGTTTAGCATGTGTTTTAGAGGCTTTTTGTAAACCTTTCATCACCTTTTTTATTTTTGCTTTTTTCATTTTTTCTCCTTGTACTTTTCTCTCCAATAATTTTTTCTTTCTAGTAATCTAATTTTATATTCTAAGTTATCAATACCTAAAATCTTTTTGATGAGTTTAATCATATTTTAAATTCTTGTAGAACTTGTAGTTTATCTTCTGCTTCAGCTATCTTACCAACTAGCTTATCGCACTCTTCAATATGTTGGGGATGTTCACCTATTGCTACAGGTTTTTCTAAATAAATTTTTAAGGTAGCGTCCGCTTCTGAAATCTGAGCGTTATATTTATCTTCTAATGCTTGTAGTATTGCTCTTTTAAAATCTGCCATTTAACATTTCCATCTTCTACGAGCCTGTCTTAGTCTTGAATTAGGATCTCTCGCAGCTTTTGGAAATTTTTTCATTTGGCCTGCGCTTCGCGCACAAAAAGACTTACGTCTCTTGGCAGCTTTAGATCCTGGTTTGACTTTACCAGTCACCGCTGTTTTTAATTTAGAGCCAGGATTTAATCTTCTATAGGCTTTGACCCCAGCTTGTGTCATACCTGCGCCCGATTTTGTCGAACGAAAATTCTTTTTATTTCTTGGTGGCATCGTGCCTTTTGATAGTTCAACTCTCATCATTAGAAGTAAGTCATCCTTGTCATATCAACAATACCACCAGTTGATTTTTTTGTTCTCTTAGCGAATGTTGCTGCCCTAGAAGGTTTTGGCCCTGTATTAGCTACAGCCTGCTTTCGTCTGACGGCACCCGCACGTTGCCCTTTGGACATCGCTCTTGCTTTCGCAATGGGCACGCATTTTGGATAATTTTTTCTTTTTTCTCCACCACTTCGCCCACACTTCGGGTACGAACCATCGGATCGCTTGTTTGCAATATCGACCCAATTCTCTTTTACCCATGCTCTTAATCCTTTTTTGGCCATTAGACCATCCTAGTTCTTTTTTCTTTTCCCTTTAGGATTGCTCCACAACCTTTTGCTACTGCTCCACCTTTGCTATACATGCCACGCATCATTCCACCACCCATAGCTTTTTTACGGCTACCTTTTTTACCACCTGGTGTAATTTTTCCAGAGCATACTCCAGAAGCATACATGTTTGCATACGCAGAAGGATATACCTTAAACTTACGTTTTGCTGCAGCTTTACCTTTAGGACACAACTTTGCCATTATTTTTTCTTCTTCATTTTTTTCTTTTTAGCAAGATACGCTTTTAAACCTGCGTTTATCTTACCGCCTTTTTTTGCTTCTACTCTTCCAAGATCTTTTGCACCTTTTCCGTCAGCAGCAAAGAAAGGAACTTTTTTTCCGCCCTTATTTACCATTTTTAATTTAGCCATTATTTTTTTCCTCCGTTTTTAAATATTTGTGTACCCTTTATACCAAAAATTGATCCAACGACAAGGATCCAAAGGGTACTGAACCAGGTCGGGAGCGCTGCGAAATGCTCAAAGAAAGTTTTTACTTTTTCAAGCGCACTCGGATCATCACTGAAGACTCCCCAAGCGAGCACCACTATGGGCGCCGACAAAATCACGAGAACGAATTCATCCTTGTAATCGTTTTGACGTGCTTCCAACAATTTACCTTGGTAAGCCTCCTCACCTCTAGCTTGTCGTTCTGCATGTAACAGTTGAGCATCAGACATCGCAACTTTTGCCTTTTGCTTGTTTGCATATATCTTGCTTCCAGCAGATATTGCTAACTTTAAAGCACTAAACCACATAATTAAAACAGTTTAGCGTTTCTTTTTTTCTCTGGTAGCATACTTTTTTGGCCTCTGACCGCAAAAGTTTGTGTTTCTTGTGGGTTTGTCATCTCAATTTCAACTCCACCAGTTTTAAAACCATCTTTGTTGATAAATTTTGAGTGATTTACCTCTACTTTACCAGCATCCTTTGCTTTTTTCATGTTTTTCTCCGTTTTTTATTTTTTCCAGCTTCAGAAAGTGCAATTGCTAGTGCTTGTTTTCTAGATTTTACCTTCTTATCTGATTTACCAATGTTCAACTTACCTTTTTTGAACTCCTTCATAACCTTTTTAATCTTTTTTTCGCCTTTTGTCATCTAAATCTTAGTTACTCGGTATAGTCTTACTTAAAACTGTCTTTTCTATAGAGGTATCCGCCCTTAAATTTGCTAACTCTTCGTTCTGTTCACGTTTTTCTTCTTGATTTATTTGGTTGAGTAAAGTTTTTAGTCTGTCTAACTCTAATCTGCTCTTATCATCCTGACCTCTTCTAAAGTTTTCCATCTGTCTGATGTCTAATTCTCTAGATCTTAACTTAGCTATAGGATCATTATCAAACTGTGATGTAATTTTCTTCTCTTCTTCTGCAAACTCACTCATAATCTCTGCAACAATTTTAGCTTTGTCCGCTTCAAACTTCTGCATTAGTGCAGGATCTTTTTGTAACATCTGCATTCTATCTGCATATTCTAATTCTACTTGTTCTTGAGCCATCAAACTTATGTGCTCTAAAATATTTTTATCTAATGCAGCCATAACCATAGGATTATTTCTTGCAATATTAGTAGACATGAATTGTAAGTGTGCTGTCATATGCGCTCTATGATCTTGACCACGCATCGCTTTGAAAGGTTTGTTTGATAACGCATCAATGTGTTCTAATGCAGGATCTTTTGGCCCTTGAGGAGCAGGTCTTGGTAAAATACGATCTATATTTTTTACACCCAATGCTTCATACATTTGACGATATGCATTGTATAGATTATGCATTTGTGGTTGTGAGCTAGCTAATTGTAATTCTGTTTGTGCTAGTGTTATTCTTTGTGTTTGTGAAAATATGTTTGGATCAGCAACAGGAAGTATATCTACATTCTCGTTAAAGTCTTGCATCTTAACAAACCTCGAACCACCGACCACGTCATACGGATAAGATCCTGGTAAGTATGTTGCAAAACATTTACCTAATAATTCAAACTCTTGTTTTAAACCAACGTACATTCTTTTGTGAATAGCTGACATGACCCTCGAACCACGTTCTAATAATGCCATAGTTGTACCCACTGCACTTCTTTGATTACCATCACCAACTTGCATATCTGCAATGCTCGCGAATCGTTGACCTGCTTGTACAACAATACCCATAAGTTGGAGGAGCGTGGTTGATGGTTCTTTGAAAGGTAAAGTCATAAACGCTTCTCTCAAGTTACCACCTGGTGCATCTACATCTCTAAACTCACCTGGTTGTATTGATTGTGCATCGTCTCTGATTCTAATACCACGCATCTTAAATCCTGCAGGTAGATTCGATAAAGTTCCAGCATCTAATAATTGTCTTAATGCTTGTGTTGCAGTTCTAGATAAACCACCGATCATGTGTATCAAACCAAAACCATAGAAACCAAGTCCTGGTAAAAATTTGAAATGTACAAAATAAGATATTTTCTTTTTAAGATTATCGTTTGGTTGATAGTTTCTTCTAATAGATAAAACTTGTCTTGATGCTTCTTCTATTGTTACGATGTATGGAAGTTTGATTCCTGTTAATGTTCCATCATCTAATCTATCTTCAAATCCTTCTAAGTCTAAGTTAACATGACATTCAATCAAAGTATAAATACTTTCGTTTGTAGTTCTTCTTTCACCTGCAAGTTCTTTTTCTTTTTTATCAACTTCTGTTTCTTGATTGTATGTATCTGGTAATTCTACATCTCTATAGAAACCTGCAACTTGTTGTTTACGTAAATCGTTTTCAGAAATTTTTATAACATGCATAACTGCTTCTGCATCATCTAACGATGTAGCTGAATAAGGAACAACTAAATCATCGGCAGGTACAAATTTAGAAACTGCTCTGCCTAGTAAATCATCGTAGTAAACTTTTTTAAATGCTGATCCACTTAACGGTAAATAAAAAAGCATTTGATCAAACTCTGGCTCGTACTCTTTCATCTTGTACATGAGTTGATAATTCATAAACTCTTGAACTCTTTGTGATTGCTCTTCACGTTGTGCAGTTATAGAACCAATAATTCTAGTTCTAACTGGGCCATCTGCTGGTAGTAATTCTTTGTACGCTTGTGCTTGAAATTGTGTAACTGCTTCTGCAAGAACTGGGTGTGTTACACCTGATGCACCTTTGAAAGGTTCGCTTCTGTTATTAAATTTAAATCCTAAAAGATCTAAACCTTCTATGTAAGATTTTTCCCAATCTGATCTCGATGCTCTGTAATCTGAATACTGTTTATTTAATTCTGAACCTAATGGCTGTAATACTTCTTCTGGTAAAATTTCTGCTAGGTTATCAAAGTGATCTTCTGTGTTTGGTTGGTTAACTGCACCTGGTTCAAAGTTTACTTCTGCTCCACCATCTTCTTTTTCTGTAACTGATACTTCACCTGGTGTTGGTATAGATTCTTGTTCTTGTTGAATCTCTACAGCTGCATCCTCTGGTTTTTCTATCTCAATAGTTTTTACTATTTCGTTTGGAAGCGCTTTGTCTATTTCTGCCATTAATTTTCTCCAATCTTACGGTTTTAACTTGTTTCAATGGAACATTCAACCCTTGTGGTGTTGGCCCAGATTTAGGTGGGACTGTATTTGTTAATTTTTTTACCATCAATAATAAATATGTTTTGACGAAGGTAAAGCATTATCTTCATAATCTTCAGGGTGATTGATAAGTCCACCTTCCCTAAATCGTTTGACAGCTTGTGTTGTACTATCTACCAAATCGTCGTTTTCACCAAAAGGAAAAGAGGCACATTCTTCGATAACCTCTTGAGCCCACTCTTCTCGTTTTGGAGCCCAGACACAACCGCTCTCAAATAGTGGCGCAACTGAGTTTACTCTCGCATGTTTATCATTTCCTTTGCTTGGTGTAAAGGTAACAACTGGTATTCCCATTCTTCTCAATTCAAAAGTTAAAGGTAATCCTGATGCTTTAGACTCGATAATTACTGTTTCAGGTTGCCAATATTTATACTGTTCTAGTGCAAGTCTACGTAGTTCAGGAAACTCATATCTGCCTTTTAGGCTATCTACTAATATTAATTGTTTGCCTTTATCCTCTAACGAAAACACACCCCATGTTGTAATAGCACTGTAATCGGCTGTTTCTTTTTTCAAGAAAGCTGTATCGTAAGATTGTATTACATGTTCTAATGGAGGTAACTCTTCTTTCTCCCAATCTCTCCACCACTCTCGTTTCAATATTGCACCTTCTTCTGATGTAGGATTTTGCATCCATTGTGCATTCCATTTTTTTAAACTAAGTGATGATTTAACTTTTTCTAATTCTTCTTTCTTCCAATAACCTGGCCACAGTGAACGACCTGATGGCATTATAGCAGGAAACTCTATTATCTCCCACTGATCAGAATTTTTACCTGATTGTGCTTTTAACAATTGACCAGTTAAATCATTTTTACTCCAACGTGTCATAACCACGATTATCGAACCACCAGGCTGTAAACGTTGTCGGGGGCCTGATGTATACCACTCGTATGCACGTTCAAAAGAATCTTTAGACAAAACAGTTTGCTCTGAATGTGGGTCATCAATAATCAATAAATCTGCACCACGACCTGTAATCGCACCACCTACACCAGCAGCATAATATTCACCACCCTGTGCTGTCTGCCATTTACCAGCGGCCTTTGAATCTTCTTGTAGTCTTGTTTCAAATATTTCATTGTATTCAGGAGAATCAATAACGTTTTTTGCTTTTCTACCGAATAGAATAGCTAGTTCAGAAGTGTGAGTTGTTTGAATTATTTTTAATTTAGGATTTACACCAACCATGAAAGCAGGGAGATATACAGATGCAAACTCTGATTTGGTATGCCTTGGTGGCATATTTATAATTAATCTTTTTAATTTACCCTCTGCAATCTCGTTAAACTTTTTTGCAACTTCCTTATGATGATAGCCTTCAATAAAATCAGGCCAAACATGCTTTACAAAAGATAAAAAGTTTTTTTGGCACTTTTCTATTTTTAATTTTTCTTGCCATTGTAATAATGTTTTTTGAAATTCTTTTTTGACAGCGTCAGGTAATTTATCAAATTTTTCTATGTCTATGATCATATGGAACCAAAAAGTTTTTCCTCGTCGTTTATAACTAAAACTTACACTATATACGATATACTAGGATCCCTTTTGTAGTATGTATAATTTATAAATAAAAAAAATTCAAATTATCAAATCGTGTTGGTACCTCTATCCAACATATGTTGGTGGGGTGAGGGGGCGTGCGCTAGCCCCGCCCTCCACCCAGTATCTGGGAGCTATGCAGTTTGTGCATAGTGTCTTTTATGCAACACTTTGTACATTCTGGTCGCACCCCCTACATATTGTGTATGAGTTATCCACAACCACTAAAACCTTAAATTAGTTGTTGAACGTAGATTTGAGTGTGGTATTGTACCATATATATGAAAGGAGGTAAGAAAGACATGGCAGATGACAACGCAGTTAATTCAAAAGTTATGTACATGGTTGTAGAAACTTCTAAGAGATTCTCTGGTGTACCTAGAGTTGATATCTTCGAAGGTAAAACTTTTGAAAATATGCAATCAGCTAAATTATTATCTGATGCATTGAATAAGTCTAGATGCCCAATATCGGACGTAGACAAGGACGGCTTCTATGAGAAACAATACTCAGTTTCGAATATGAGAGCACCTGAACGATTTTGGAAGAAAGACTAACAAAAAACAGCGGGGGTGAAAGTCCCCCGCAGAAAGGATGAGCATGAAGTTAGAAAAGAACAACTTTGTTGTTACTTTCAAGACTCAAGAAGAGATTGAAGAATATTTTGATCGACATATCTCTACTGAAAAGAGTCTGCTTTGGTTAGGCTTCTTCATCGCGGTAAATCATATATCGCATAGAATTGAAGCTGACGGTCTTGAGATTACCAAGAAACCAAAGAAATAACGGAAAGCCCCGCGGGTCTTGTCCGATCAGACAGAGGCGATGTAAAAGTCGCCTCTGTTTTTTTTTATTTTTTTATTTTTTTTGGGTGGGGGAGGGACACGGGCTTCCCCACCCAACTCACGCACCTGTGATATTTTTGCAACGCTATATGTAGTGTGTGTTGCACGATTGCAACACAATATCTAGTGGCAATAATTATGACCTATATCAACATATAGTGGTCGGGGGTACGGGGTACACACAAGATGTAGTTATGCAATTTTGGAATGTAGTAAAGATGCAACAGTAAATTATTTTATAAAATAGTGCATTTTTTTCTTTTTTATCTTGTTAAATAGTATATACATAAGTTGCCTATTTGCTAGGTACTAGAAAGACATATTATGAAACATAATGACATAAATAACATTGCTTTATTTGACTATGATGTCGTTCCAATGGAATTAAAAATTCCTGACCCTGTAAACCCAGGTGAATTTTGTAACAACGCTGTCAATAAGCAAGTTCTAGTAAGAAAAGGCAAAAACGGTTTGAGTTCATCAATTGTTGGTGTTCACTCAGACAAATATAAACCCGTTTCAACTTTTGAATTATTAAAAAGTTATAACGGGGTTTTAACTGAAAACTTAGATTGTTCTAATGTTGAAATTTCAGATGAAATTTTTGACGGCGGCCGAAAGGCTAGAAGATCTATAGTTTTTAAAAACTACCAATTTGAAGTTTCAGAAGGTGAAAAGATCGCGTTGAAGTTAGATCTGTTCAACTCTTTTGATGGTTCATGGCCGTGGTTCTCAGCCTTTGGTGCGTTAAACTTTGTATGTATGAATGGACTAGTTAGCGGTCAATTCGCGATGGTCATTTCTAAAAAGCATACGACGGGGTTTGCAATTAATTCTGAAATTGCAAAAATTAAAAACGCGTCTGAGATGTTCAATAGTGATATTGAGAAGTTTAAAAGATGGACTCAGAAAAAGGTTTCATGGGGTCAAGTTGAAGACGTTATTAAAAAAACGTTAGCCCTTAAACCTAAGTCTTTTAAACAAAGAGCATTGAATGAACCTGAAAAACACTCTGAGCCTGTTCTCGAATATATTATGCGAGAGTCAGCGAGATTGTGCCTCGGTGATCGTTACCAAAGATCAGAGGCTCAACCTTCAGTTTGGGACGTTTATAACGCGGCTACACATTGGTCAACCCACAACCAGGAGTTGAGATTGAAAAAAGTAAATCCTACTTCTAGAAAATCTGATTTAGATTATGAAATGACTGATATCAGAAAAAATGCGGGTTCACATAATGTAAACCGTGATAGAGAAATAAAAGTTGCTCAGATGCTGATTAGTCAGCCTTGGCAACAAATGGCGGCTTAATTAACAAGTACCTACAATAGGCAACCGCCACAAAATGCCCTGCAAATGCAGGGCATTTTTTTTAAAAAAAATAATATGGGTGGGGGTAGGCCACGGGCTCCCCTCCCCAACTCTAGACCCTGTGATCTGTCAAGAAAAAAAAATAAAAATTTTTTTATGTATGCCATATTGTTGCCTTATTTGTGTGGTTTTATGTGGTAAGAAAGGAATAAAAAAGTTATGGGAACAAGAGCTGTATATACGTTCATTGACGATAGCGGTACCCACCATGTTTACAAACATTGGGAAGGCTATCCAGCTGATGCACTAGAAGCCATAGCTTCAGCAAAGAGTAGGGCTTGGTCACTTCCAAGGTTTGAGGCAGATGAATTTGCTGCCTCTTTCGTGGCGGTCAACAAGACTAAAGAAGGAGATGTACGCCTTACTACGCACTATGATAGACATGGAGATCTTGAATGGCGATACGAGGTTCGTCATCGACCAAACGACAAAGATCTGTATATCAAGATTTATGAGATCACTTATGGTAATCCGAACCATCTTTTGATGGGACAGGGATACCTGTGCGATTTGCTAGAGAAATGGACAGAGCGTTATCAAACGATGATCGACAATCTTAGTCGGAGAGAGAAACTAAGATTACGATTGGTCTAACTATTCAGTGGGGCGATGACAGTCGCCCCCTGATCTGGGAAGGACTGACAACTAGTATACTAGGGGGAAGTCATTACCTGTCAGTTCTTCCCTGATCAGTGACACTCATTAGGCAGGGTCGCAGCAATTAAGTCCTTGTATGACTTTAAACGTACTGACGCTGTGTGGTTCCCTTTGCACTCTAATGGCATTGATCTTTCTCCCTCAATGGCTGTTTAACAATACTTTGAGGGGGATATATATCGGGTGGGGGTGGGGCACGGGCTCCCCTCCCTACACCTAGCCACGGCTATGTAAATGTGCAGATTGTCGCACACTACATGTTGTGTCAATCACTTTTTAGTTGTATATGTTCATTTTGGGTTTTGCAGTGGTTCGTTGTTTCACGTGAAACATATGGGGTGGGGGTTGGTACACGGGCTCCCCCTCCCCACTACAATGACATGAGGTATTCGTTTATTTCGTCAAATGACAACGCAACGTGGTTAGGGGCTTGGTGTCCTTGCTTCCGCAGATCGTGGATCGATGTACTTTTAAAAAGTTTCGCGGTTCGGTGTCTCTGTGAAAAAAGCAAGATGAAAGCATTCACAGGATGACGGCAATGCCACGCGATTTGGTGGGGTCTAAAGTTCACTGAATTAACTTTTGCTAATTTAGTTTCTAATGTAAAAAATGTATGATTTTTGTTGTATCCTAGCAGATCGGGAAG